GCGCGCTGTTCAGTCGTCATTTTGCCCGCAGCGCCACCAGCTGCCGTGTCGAATGCCTCGGTGTAATTGTCCTTCGGCAACCGCTGCTGCTGGCCGGTGGTCGTGTCTGTGATCAGCCACTCGGTGCCGAGGTCGATCTTTTCAAACCGCTGTTGCGGCTGGAAGCCTTCTGGCAAGTCCATGACGCTAGCCGAGCCCTTGTTGCCAGGCTGGACAAACACCGGGTTGCCCTCAGCATCGAACCCCTTGATCGGGGCAAAGAAGTTTTCATCCTGAGCCACCAGATCATCAGGCCCGTCAAAGAACTGTTCTGGGGTCCAGTCGCTGGCATTGCTATTATAGCGATACCGGTCGCCGCCAGCCTCGAACGTCTGCCATTCCGGGATAGAACGCTTGTAAAGCTCGCCGGCAATCATCTGCTGGCCCGGCGTGGCCCATTCGTTGCCCATCACGTCTAGGAAGCCGTCAGGCGTGCCCGTGGCGCGCGCTTCCGCCAGCGCCTGCTTTACGGCATCGACGCCAGCCGATTCCGCTTCATTGGCGCGCGACATGTTGGAATTGTAGAGCAGCGCATTGCCGACCGATGCCAGCCCTTCGCCCAGATTGGACGGCGTGCCCTGAGACGCGACCTTCTGCGCCGCCATCTCGCGGAGCACCTTGGCCTGCCCCGGCGTGAGCTTTTGCCCGGTGTTGCCGTTCCAGAAAAATGGAGCCTGCATTACGCTGCCCTCGCCATTTTCGCCGATGCGCCAAGTTGCATGAGTTGCCCGTATTTCACCCGCTTGTAACCGGACGGATGCGAGTTATCGACCATCTCGGGGTGCTTGCGCTCGACTTCCTGCGCAATGACGCCCGTCTCGCGCTGACCGTCGCCACCGCGCCACTTCCACGACTTGATCGGGACGCCGCCCATTTCGCCGCCTTCGCTGCGGATGTCCTCTTTCAGTCGCTTGTCGGAAAAAGCCATAAGCGCCGACGAACCGAGGCCGAACAGCCCGCCAACCGTGGAATTCCACTGGCCCATCTGCTGGTTGTACTGGCCCATCTGGTTGGCGAAATTGTTCTGCGTGAGCCCGGCAATATCGGTCCCTGCCATGCCGGTCTGCGGCGCGGCCATTGCCTGCGGCGTCTGCACCTGCGTGCCGCTGGCAAGCCCGATGATCTCATTGAGCGGCTGCGAGCGTTCCAGCAGCGCTTCCTGTACCGCCTGGTTGCGACCCGTGAGCAGCAACTGGTTGACCGCGTCGTTCTCGCCCTCGTTGACCTGGCGCATGGCCTCATCGTAGGCCGTGGAGCCCGGCATGATGCCCTGCCCGCGAAGCCGCACCGCTTCCTGCTCGCGTCGACGGTCAAGCTGGGGGTTGAGCCGCTTGCCGGCCAATTCCATCAGCCGCGCTTCCGTCGCCTCGTTGTCGAGGCTGAATGGCTCCGATAGCAGCCCGTCAAGCCGCGCGGACTGGGTTTTTGCCGTGTTGGCCAGATTGCCCTGAGCGCCCATCATGGCGTCATAGATGGCCTGCTGGCCGGGGCTAAGCGTCGTGGTCTGCGTCAGCTTGGGGAGTTTGTATACCTTGCCGGTGCTCGGGTCGGTGAAGTCATAGGTGCCGGCCTGCGAATACTGCACGGAGCCATATGGCCCCTGCTGGTTGATCGCGTTGAGCTGCTGGTTCGCAATCGCCGTGGAGACATTGGACGCGGTTTGCGCGCCCGCCGTCTCAGTGACGGATGGCGTTTTCGGTGCTGACGGCTTGCCCACGAGCGTGCCTCTTTTCAAGCGGAGAAGTGCGCCACTGATCGTCAGTGAGCGTGTAGATAACGGTTGCCTTGTCGCGACCCGCTAGCCTTGGAATGACGTACTCGTTGAACCCGAACCGCCGCGCGATATGCCGCATGCGGGTGTTGTCCTCCGCCACCCTCAGCACGACCATCTGGCAGCCCCACTGGTTGAAGGGGATAGCGAAGATGGCGTGCAGCGTTTTCGGAGTAAGCCAGTGCGGCGACGTGGCCGCCGTCGTCATCTCGATAATGCCCGCCTCGGGATCGTAGTTGTGGAACACCGTCCCACCCACGATCTGCCCGTCTCGCACATAGCCAATAGCCGAAGCCTTGTCGAAGCCGCGTTCGCCACCTGGTATCAGGCGACCGACAAACGCGCTCACGACCCCGCCGACATCCTCCACAAGCTCGATCATACGACCAGAGCGCCCGGATTGTGCGTGACCTCAAACATGACCAGCTCCGCATCAGGCGACGTGTCGGCGCCCGACGTGATTTGCAGCACCGGAGCATGGGCGAACCCGCTTCGGTTGACCGTGGTCCAGCCCCAGCGCACCGTGTAATATTGCGTCGTGTCATCCCAGACGGCGCTGTCCCAAAGCCCGGTGTCCCACAGATCCCCATCATTTGCCGCAATCGACGCATCGGGGTAGGTGTCAAGCACGATTTCATAATCAGCGGTTACGTCGATGCGCGGATTGATCGGCGTTTTGGTGCGGAAAATGGCCCGCGCCTGCATGACCGTGGTAAAACGCCCCACGCCCGCCAGATGTTCGTTTTGCCCGACATAGGTATAATAGATGATTGCCCCGTCATCGGAGCCGCCGTTTTCGGCTTGCACCAGCGTGCCGGCATTGGTCCCGAAATATACATTGTCGTCATGCAGGATAATGCATCGGGTGTTCCAGCCCTTGATCTTCGCCCACGCCCCGGTTTCGAGGTTCACCGCGAAGGCAATCGGGTCCTGCGTAGCGTCGGCAACCGGGCAAGTGATGAGCGCCATGTTCTGGCTGGTCCACTTGACGATTTCCCACGGCAGGGAGCCCCGCGCCGTTGCCTCGGCCATCCAATCGGGCTGGATCGGCCGGCTCACGGCAGCTAGTGCCAAGGCGCCAACATCCTTGTTGATGATGGCACTAAGCGGGATGATGCCAATGCGCGTCAGAATAAGCAGATCGCCCGCGACCTTCAGCCATGCGTTCTTGCCCATCGGCGGCGAGCAGTCATAGAGCCCGACAAGGCCCCAGCCGGCCGCAACGGGGTCGTCCTGGTAGACCGCAACCTCACCCTCAGACGAGACAAACACGATCTTGTCGTCTAGCCCGTCGCCAGCGTCGAGCGACCATGTGGCGCTGAACAGCACCGTGCCGCCGTTCTTGAATACGCCTGCAAGCGCCACCGTGCCACCTACAGCGCCCGTGATGGCATCGGTCGCGAGGTAATGCACGTCAGTGGTGCCGGCTTCCACCAGCCACAGCCGGTTGCGATAGACGTTGACCTGAATAACATCGTCGGGCGCCACCGCTCCGGTCAATGCCGCCAGAAGCAGCGAACGCACGCCATTGGCCGTTGCCGAGCCCGTCGAGGTGTCCGTGATCGTCTCGTTGTCTTGAAACGTCCCTGACGTGGCTCGCAGCCAGAGCGTGCCTGTGGCCCCGTTGTCGATGACCTTCACGATGACGCCAGTATGCCCGGAAGTGCCGCCTGTGACCGTCAGCCCGGCTGTAAACGCCCCCGTCTCGGCATCGTAGTTCAGCGCGTAGAGGTCGGTCGTCTGCGCGGGGTAAAAAGCGCTTCCGTTGCTCACCAGCATGTTGTCGGTGCCATTGGCTGCAATCAGCCAATTGCCGCCCGCATTGGCGAAATTTACATGGCTGTAGTAGTCGCTGGTCTGGCCCGTCACCGAGGCGGTTGGCGGCGTGTCCGCGTCAACCGGGCTGGTCAGGTCATAGATTGCTCCATCGGCCGCGCCGAACATCTTCCGCGCACCGCCGACATAGCTCATCAGGCTTTCGAGTGGTTCTGTCGCATTGGCCGTCGCGTGTTTGCTGGTGCCTTTTCGCATGCGGAGCCCGGTCGTGGTCGGCAGCAGGTTTTCCAGTACCTGCGCCGTGCCCTTCGGAGCATCAGCAAGGTTTGCCGCAGACACCCATCCACCTGTCGGGGCGGCAAATGGCACATGCCGGGGCGACTTGTAGCCGCCGGGCCGAGGCGCTGAAACGCGCTTGAAACCGCGATACGCCATTATGGCCCCAACACGCCAGGATAAGCCCAGCCCAGATCCATCGCGGTCGTGGTTTTGCCACCCACCGTGAAGATATTCGAGCCCTTGTCCGCGCCGATGCGCTCGGCAAGCGCGGTCTGATAGTCCGCCAGTTCCTCCGCGTAGTCCTGCCCCTGAGACTGTTTCCAACGATAGATAAACGCCAGCATCAGCAGGCGCTCATCAAGCCGGAACGTGTCGGCATCGGTATCGAACGCCACCTTTGCCGTTCCCCCGGAGGATTTGGCAAAGTAGCTGGTGATATAGTAGAATTTCGCCGTGACACCGGTTTCCAGCGGGGCGCTCGACCCGCCCTTGCGGATGTGCATCTGGTTGCCGATCAGCGTCCACGCGCCAGAGAGTGGCGGGAATGCCTGCGACAGCATCCCCAGCCACTCGTCGGTGTCGGTGTAGTGGATCATCGGGGTATAGGGATTGTCAGACGGCCATACGGTCGCCTTTTTGAGCATGCGGTGATAGTCGGCCGGCATGTCAAAGGCGAGTTCCGTGCCATCGCCCGTGAACGTTGAAAGCGTCTTGAGCGCGGTCCAGTCGTGCCCACAATCAAACGCGACATTGCGCGCCGCATCGTTCAAAAGGCCCTGCATTTGCTTGGACACGCGAGACGTGCCCGAATACAGTTCATCAGGGTACTGAACCCCGATGCGCAGCGATGCCCCTTGAGCGATGGACAGAGCGGTCATTATGCGGCTTCCTTCGCCTCAGAGGCCATGCGGACCAGAGTTTCGTGATTGGGGTTCCCACGCGGGCGGGCGCCGGTCTGGGTTGCAATCCAGTCCTTGAGGTCGTCATCCGACCACTCGGCAAAGTCGGTCGTGTCGTTCGCCGGTTCGGCCTGCACAACGGGCGGGGTTTCCGGCTCATGCGTGCGCGACATGGCGGCAATCTGCTCCTTGAGCGCGGCGATCTCAGCGGCCATACGAACAGCCGAGGCCGACCCGGTGGCGTTCTCGATATAGGCGGCGGCCTGATCCTTGAGTTCGCGACCGCCCTGCCCAAGCGCCTTGAGGTTGGTCCCATCGAGGGCGGCAAGGGTTTCGGCCGTGAAGATGCTGAGCGCGCGCAGCTCGGAGCGCTTCGCCTCAGTCAGGAACGGCAGCTCGCTGATCGGGGTGCCTTCCTGAACCTGCGTCGAATTTTCCTTGAAGCGGCGATACTGCGCATTGAAGCGCTGCGCGTAGGTCTGCGCCTCTTGTTCGCCATCCTGGTTGGTGACCCAGCCGCTGAACGCATGCGCCGGGAACACCTTGACGGTGTTGCGGTCGCCGGCAGCGCGGATCATGCACTGCTCCATGTCATCGAAGATCGGACGGCCAGCGGCTTTGCTCTTGGCTTCGTTCTTCACCTTGTCGTGCCGGAAGGTCACAACCAGCAGATCATTATCGGACATTATTCATTCCTGTCTGAGAGGGTGCGGGGAGAAAGGCGGGGCCGAAACCCCGCCAATCAGGCTTAGTCGTTGGTCGTGATATCGTCAGTGTACGGCCGGCTGATCTCGAACTCAGCGAGGCCAGCAGACGGCGTGCCGATGGCCGATGCGCCCTTGGCGAGGTGAACCATGTCACCATCGACCACGGCGTCATCGACGCTGCCGGCAGTGGCGGTGGCGAACACGAGGCCGTTGTCGGCGTAGGACGCAAGAACCTTGCCGACTGCCTTGCCGCTGATCTGATACCAGCCGGCCTTGTCCGCCACACAAGCCGACATGGCGATTGCCACGGGGCCGATGGCGTTGGCAGCGAGCAGCGCCGTTGACCAGTCGTCAAGGTTGTACGTCACGAAGGACCCGACTGCGGTAGAGGCCACGCCCTTGAGGAAGATGAACTCCCCGGAGCCATAGGTCGGATCGACGGCGGTCACGATGGTGCCATAGGGCGGCGGAGTGATGTAATCACCGGTCGCCGCGATGAACTCCGCAATGGGCGGGTAGCCCAGCGAAGGTGTCTGGATAGCGTAAGCCATTTGGCTTCACCTTTTGCGAATGTGGAAGGGGGAAAGGCGGCGCGGACGCTAGGCCCGCGCCAAATCATCACGGGACGGAGTCGTACATGCGCCAGTTGAACAGCGGGTTCGTCATGGTCATCTCGCCCATCCAGCCGATGAACTGCGCGATGGCGTCTTGATTTATCGGCTTCTGGCCGTCACCTTCGAACAGCTTGGAGAAGTTGCGCGAGGGGTTGAACCGGACGCGGAGCGAGTCCGTGTCGAGGCCGTAGGTGGTGTTGGCCGGCATGTTGGAGCCGATGCCGCCGTCAAGCACGATTTCCGCGCGCTTGCCGCCGCCGACGTACTCCAGCGAGGAGAACCCGAGCTTCGCGAGCCCGCCTTCCTTCTGGATACGCTGCACGACGAGGGTGGCCGCATCATAGGCCGAGTAGTGTTCCGGGCTCATCAGCAGCAGATCGGCGTGGCGGCGACCGCGCGAGCGGGCCGTCATGATCTTGTTGAGGAACGGGCGGATGGTGGCCGAAGTGATGCCGGTGCCGATGCCAGTGTCATACGAGTTCACGTCGAACGTGTTCGTACGCCAGATGGCATTATCGACGCGGCTGATGCCGCCATAGGTGCCGGCGTTGGTGACGATGGGGACCGCGACCGCGAGGCCGTTGATCGCCTTGCCGCCGTTGGCGGTGCCGTCGCCGTGAAGCGCGGTATCCATGGCGTCCATCAGCGAGCGCTCGGCGGCGTCGAGATAGGACTCCATCACGTCGAGGATCTGGCCTTCGCCCTCATTGTTGAGGATTTCTTCCAGAGCCAGGGTGATCGGAATCGCGATCATCTTGGGCGTGAAGTAGGCGTCGTTGAACAGCTCGATGGGAGCGTTGTTCAGGAAATCGAAGCCGTTGTACCACTGCGCATCGGCCTTATCGATCTGGAGCGTTTCACGGATGCGAGGACCCGAGTAGGATTTCCAGTTGCCCTTGCCCTTGAGGGTTGCGAGCAGCGCGTTGTGGTTGGACACGAGGTCCTGATAGCCCGGAGTACGTTCCTCCAGGGCCATCGAAAGCACCTGCTGATAAGCAGCCACTGTGTTGATAGCCATTTGCTATATCCTGATTGTTTCAGGCGCCAGCGCGGGCCATGCCGCGTTTGAGCGCCTCACGGATGGAGGGGATGGGCGCGTCTTTCCTCTGGGAGGCCGGGTCTGAGCCGGTGCTGGGAGCGCCTGAGATGGATTTCTGACCCGCTGGTTTGAGCAGCGGGGTCGTAGGAGCCGGGCTGAGCGGCTGCGTCTGTGCGGGCACGAAGCCGAGGCTGCGTGCGAGTTCCGCCATTTCCGTTTTCGCCGCCTCATAGGCAGCGGGGAGGTCCTTGCCAGCGCGGATGTGCTCCACGATCTTGGGCGAAAGCGCCTCGAAATCGGCCTTATCCTGCGCAAACGAGGAAACCGATGTTTCAATGCTGCGCTGGGTCTGGCTCTGAATGTGCGATGTCACGCCACCCAACTGGCGCTCAAGGTTCGTGATCTGCTGCCGCAGCGAATGGATGGTGGCGTCGTTCTGGGTTTGCGACTGGTCGGGCTGCTGGCCGGTCAACTGGCCGATGAACTCGCGCAAGCCCATCTGATTGCCGGTCTTGTCCCGGATGATGCTGTCGATGCCCTGCGCGAGGTCCTCGCTGAGCATGGTGTCCATGGCGACATAGCGGTCCAGCGCGGCCGGAAGGTCGGTCCCGTACTGCTTTGCCATGTCGTCATAGCGCTTGATCGGCTCCCAGCGCTGGCGGTGTTCCTCCAGCCCGGCTTCCATCTCGCGCACAGTTCGATGCACGGCGCCCTTTACCGATTCCGGGGCATTGGCCCATTCCGCCTTGGCGGCAGCGTCGAAACGTGCCGGGGCCTCGTGAATGCTGCCCGGCTCAGGCTTGGCCGCTGGCGGCGTTTCGGTGACCGGCTGGCCTTCGACTGCCTTGGGGGCGAACTTGCCGTCTGGCGCGCGCTCTGCGGCAGCCTTGACGGGTTCGGCGGGCTTTTGTGGCTCAGCCTTGGCCGCGACGGGTTCCTTGACCGGCTTGGGTTCGGCCTTTACGTCCTCCTGCCCGGCCTTGACCTTCTCCATGGCCTTTTGCAGCGCCTCGCGGGGCGTCTTTGCGGCCTCCTCAACCTTGGGCTCAGGCGGCTCGACTGCGGGCGGGGTCTGTGTGCCCAGCGGGGTCGGCGTAGAGACGGGTTCGGTGATCGGAGCAGCAACAGGCGCGGCGGGCGCGGGTGCGCCGCCGTCAAGGGCGATGTCGGTCATGGGGTGCTTTCTGAAAGCGTGCGGGACTAAATGCCGACGCGGGCCTTGGCCTGCTTCAGCGTTTCTCGGATGGCCTTGCGGTCAATCTTCGGCTCAGGCTTGTTGAACCGTGCCGGGTCGTTGCCGACCTCGACATAGCCTCCCTGCCGATTGGCGCGGCGCCAACTGGCTTTGGAGGTGTGCGTGCGCATGTCGTAGGGATGAACGCCAGGCGGCATGTCGTCCCCGATCACCATGGGCATGGGCAGATGCGAGCGGCCTGATACCTCGTGCTTGACGCATTCGGCCGGCCATGGGGCGTCGAGATTGTGCCAGCCGCGACAGACTTTGCAAAACCGTTCACGCATAGGACAGCATCCGGTCGAGAGCTTCCCGCATCTGGTCGGGCGTGGTTGAAGCTGCGAGGCGGTTTGTCCCCGTCGAGCCCGTCACTGCAAACCGATCCGCGACGTTGCCGTCTACTATGGCGCCGACGCAGTGCGGGGTCTGGATGTAGATCCCATCGTTGCCGCTTTCATTGCGCGGCATGCCCCGCTTGCGCAGCACGATATTGTTGCGAATGACCGGCTTGTCGGCCCAATAGACCGTGATCCCCTGCCAGTCGTCGCCGGACACATAGTTGCCTTCGATGACCACGCCACGCATCAGCAGATCGGGCCTGTCCTTGGCCGCATCGTTCTTGATGAAGATCATCTGCGTCGAGGCGCCAGCCCCGCCGATCAGCCGGTTCTTGCGGATCGTCAGGCTATGGCTCGCGACGGTTGCGCCGGTCGTGTAAACCTGGATCATGTCGTCGTGGTTCAGCTTGTGCAGCGAGCCGAGGAAGTCATGCAGATAGCACTCCTCGATCACCACGCCGGACACCCGATTGCCGAGCTGGATGCCGTCGCGTTGCAGCCGCGTGAACTCGGATCGGCGGATCGTCAGCCCATCGTTGTTGCCGCCTCGAATGCCGAACCCGTAGCCGTCAATCCGGGCTTCCTCTACCGTCACCCGCTGAGAGTGCCCGATCTCGATAGCGCCCTGCCCCACAAGCGCCGTGCCATCGTTGAACGCCTTGGATGACCCCAGCATATCGAGGCGCGAAAGCACAATGTCGGAACAGGCGTTGACCGAAACGTCCGGGCCATCGGGCAACGTGGCCGTGCGCCGGAACTGTGCCCCGTCCACAACGATGTTCCGGCAACGGTTGAGCAGCAGCCGGGATACTTCACCCTTGAGCACTGCGGGAATGGCCGGCGCTACATCGGTCAGGCTGATCGCCCACGGTTCGGCAAGGGTGATCTCGCCGCCCGCTGCGACCGCCGCCTTGACGTCAGCGAGGCGGGTAACAAGGGTCACGATCAGTATCTCAGCGTCGGGTCGCCAAGCAGGCGCCAGCTATTGGCGGCAGTGCCCTGACAGGCCACCAGACCGGCAGCGGCAAGCGTGCCAAGCGCCGCATTGGTGTTGTAGCAGAACCCGCCGTCGAAGCGCGCCATTGTGGACACATCGACCTTGAAGTCCCAGCCTCGCAGGTTGACCACCTCCGAACCGCCCACCTTCACTACCCACTTGGTGGAGGGCACCAGGTTGCCGCCGCCACTGTCCACATCCACCGTGATCGCGCCATTGACGCGAATAAAGCCGTTGCCCAGCGCCGCCGCATCAGCCTTGTTGCCGGCCACAAACACCTTTGCTGCCGCCGAAAGGCTGATGAAAGCGCCGCCGAAGAAATTGAGGTTATTTCCGATGCCGTTGATGTGCGCTGCGCCTGCACCTGATGCGGCGTTGACGCACGCATCGAGGTTAGCCAGCTCGCAGTTCTGGAACGTGAGGTTCTTTACCGCTGACCCGGATTGCAGCACCACGATACGACCGACATTCCCGCTCGTGGCCTCGGCCCGAACATTCTGCACCATCAGCTCTTCGATGGTGCCGCTGACAGACAGAACGAAATCGTTGCGCGCAAAGCGCAGGTTACCTCGGTCGAAATTCAGCATCTTGCAGGTGATGCCGTTGTCGAGGTTGATCAGGTTGATGCCGGTGCCGGTCGCCGGGTTGCGCAGGGTGCGCATATCGGTGATGTCCAGCCGCCCAATGGTCAGGTCGCCGCCGCTGGTAATGATGGCAATCATCGACGTGGCGGTCTGGCCCTGCTCGACGTTGCTGATGCGGATCGCACCAGCGTTTGCGGCGGCAGCGCTGTCGTTGTTGTCCACCTTCACCGAGTACGAGCTGCCCTGATAGCTCACGCCGTCGATGTTGATGTCATCGGTGAGGAAATACGGGTTGGCGTAGACTACCACGCACGAGGTCGAGCCACCCTCAAGGCTCACGTCGCTGATGTCGATGCTCAGCAGATCGCCGCCCTGGGTGAAATCATAGGCAGAGAAGGCTGCCGGCTCCTTGGTTTGCAGGCTTATCCCATCGTCAGCGGTCTCGCCGCGCAGTCGCCGCACCTCGCCATCAAAGGAAGGGCCGTAAATCTTCACCCCGTCCGAAGTGGTGTTGTAGGTATAGACGCCGTCGATGAGGAAATTACGCACACCGCCGAGGCAAAGGCAGTATTTCTGCGCCTCGGTGACCGCGATGTCTTTGATGATCAGCCGATTGATCCCGCCGAGAATAAGGGCGTGGCGCTCCAGCGAGTCACTCGGCGTGTTGTTGCCGTCGTTGTAGTTCCACGTCCCGCCTTCAAGGCAAATGTTCTGGTCGCAGAGCTTCGCCTCCATCGTGCCGCTGCCGGTTGCAGCAGGAACGCGGCGCAGGACGATGACCAGCGTGTTGGCATCGGTGACCGAGGCGATCTGGAACACACCGATCAGCGCCGGGTCGGTCGTGCCCGGCGTGCCCCTGATCCAGATGTATTGATCCGCCACCCGGCCATGGCCGGTCCACGTGACAGTCGCAGTGAGCCCGGCAGTCCAAGCCACCGTTACGCTCGCCCATGCGCGCTGGTAGGCAGCGCTTTCCAGCAGCGTCCGATTGGTTGCGTTCTTCTGCATGATCGTCAGGCGAGGATCGACCTTGAAGTGCGTGTCCGACCCGATGGTCAAAATGCCGTCAATGTAGGCGATACCGTCGCCGATCAGCTCGCACATGCCGCCAGCGTCGAGCAGCGACTGGATTTTGGTCCGATTGGTCGTCGCTGCTGCGGTATCGCCAAGCGTCGGGAAAAGCACATTCAGCGCGGGCATCAGATCGCTCCGTACAGACGGACGCCATCGGCGTCAAAAAGGGAATTGCCTTCAAAGTCGGTCAGCCAGCCGAAACCAGCAGGCGGCTCGACACTGCCAATACCCTCACCGAAGGCGACCGGCAGGCCGCCACTGGCAACAATGGTCACCGGATAGCCAAAGCCATCAGGGGCAGCGACAATCGGCGTGCCATAGCCTTCCGGCGCTTCGGAAACCGGTAGGCCGCCAGCTTCAACAACGTTGACCGGCCAGCCCATCAGTCGTCACCTGTCATCATATCGCGCTCGAATGAGCGTTCCGACTGTTCCGACTGCTGCGCCGCCTGCGATGCCTTGATTGCCGCCTGCAGCGCAGCAGTTGACACAGACGGGGAAACCGCTGACGTGACCATCCCATCTACAATGGTGACGGGCAGTCCGTTGGACGACACAATCGTTACGGGCAGACCACCGATGGCCATGTTATGTGCACTCCTTGAGATTTTCCGTCGTCACGCTACCAACAGCATGACAATTGCTTCTTCTTCCGCCAGCAGCGCGGCAGCTTCCGTGCGCTGGCGCTCGTAGGCAATTAGCGTGGCTTCGATATCGCCCAGCGTTGAGCGCAAGCCGTTGAGCGCCAATTCCGCTTCGACATAGTCAACGACCGCAGCGCGGCTCACGGGCGCATTTTCTGGGGATGCCGCAGTTTCGACGTATTCGGTTTCGGCCTCTTCATCGTTGCCGAACACACGACGGAAAGCCGTTTCGACCGCAGACCGCAACTCATCGCGTTGAGCCCGACGCAGACGGTCGCGGGCTTCTACGTACCCAGAGCCGCCATCCCACGAGACAATGACTTCGGGCTCAGGCGGCCCGACAAGCCCAACGACAAGAAGGAGTGACATTCATCGGTCACTCCCACCCATAAACGAACGTGACCACGTGGGCGACGGTGCCGGTGGAGCCGACAGTGCCCACATGCTTGGTGACAAGGGCGACGAACTCACCGGGATTGACGAAGATCGGGGCATCGCCGAAGTCCACGAACGACCCGCCCGGCTGGGACACCATGGTCGAAACCGCCTGATTGGCTGTCACGAGCCCCGTCAGACCAGCGAGCGGGATGCGGCGCGGCGCCTTTGCAGCCGCAGCCTCAGCCGTTGCCAGCGACACCGCCGTATGCCCGAAGGCTAGGGAATACTGGCTGACATACGGGCCGCCCACCACGACAGTCTGCACATAGCTCGTGAGCCCGACGCCACGGATCACAAGGCGCTTGCCGGGGACGGACACGGTTCCGGCCGGCACCTGATACGAGCAGATGATGCCATCGGTGTTGACCGCGAGCGATACCGTCTCCCAGAACTGCCCACCGAGGCCCGTGCCCAGCGCCGCCGTGGTGTTGGTCGGAACCGCCGCCGTGGGGTTGGCGGAGTTGGCGTAGTTCGCCAGCGAGCCCATCGTGCCGCCGCTAAGGCCCTGATAGGCACCGAACATGCGGCTGCTGATGGCATTGAGATTGTCGGCGGCCATGAGGCCCCCAACGCTCACCGTATAGTCGCGGAGCGTGAACTGCATGATGCCGCCAGCCGCGCCGCCTGTGATGGCATGACGCAGCGAAAACGGCAGCGATGCCGACATGAACGGCTGGCCCTGACCCACCGGGGTTGGGATTGTGCCGTAAAGAACGTCGTTGATCCAGAACCGGGTTTCGCGTTCGTGATAGCTGATCAGGAACGTGTAAACCGTCGAATTGGTGTAGGCGAAGTCAAACACCGTGGTCGTCGTTTCCGACCCGTTGTGGTTGATGACGCCAAACAGGCCGGCACTGTTCAGGCGGAAGTATGCGCCATCAGTCGGGGCATAAGGGTTGGAGCCGCCACGCAGGAACATGCCGAAGTCAATGATGGTGTTGGCGACAGGCTGCGACGAGAACGACGCTTCCATCTCGCAGTGGACTTCGGTTGAACCCAGCATCGGGAACATGGCGTAGGAGCTGAAGGTGACGCCAGTGGTCGTGGTCGTGATTGACGACGCATTGGTCAGCAGTCCACCCGTGCCCCACGTGATGGTTGCAGTGGTGTTGGAGTAGGTGTATTTGCCCGTGTTCTGCGCCGTGTAGTTGAACGTCTCGCTGTCCATCAGCGTGTCTTGAGACACACGCAGGCGGCAGTCCACGTCCGTCTCTGGCGACAGCAGCGACGCATTGCCGGTGACAGTGCCGGGGTCGTTCTCCGAGAACATCCGCAGGCCGCCGACATTGGCCGGCGTGGTCGCATCAGGCAGGCGCACCAGGGCACGGTTGGAGGCGTCTACCTCAAGGCCGTTGCCGCTGCTTGCGCCACGAATGTTGCTATCGAGTGCCATCGTATTTCCTTAGCTTGCCCAGACCCAGCGCACAGTCCACTCGCCTTCGAGCTTTTCAGCGCAACGCCCGTAAATCGTGAAGCCAACGCCATCAGTCGGCGTGCCGCAGGTCAGGCCAACAAGCATCGCCAGATAGCGATGGTCAGAAGCCGTGTGATCGGCGGACGTATCGTCGCCCATGATCCATGCCTCGGCATTGGCCGCTGCCGTGATCTCGGTTTGCCCAACCACAGCAATGGACGCCTCATTCGAGCCAGGGAACGCCCCGAAGTCGATGGTTGCCGTGCCAGTCGCGTTTGCCATCAGTTAGCCATCGGCGCCGAAGTGTACACACGGCCATCAGGCGTCCTGACAACCTTGGGCTGGTTCATGCTGTTCGCCAGCATCGCAATCGCCTCAGCCATTGCCGCCTGCCCCTGAGCAATCGTCTGCAACGCCGACTGGCCTTCCTCGACCTCGCGACGTTCGGACGGAATGAACCGCTCGACCATCCGCGACACGGCTTCCGCATCAGGCACGGGCGGCGCTTCCGCCGTGCTGCCATCGGGCAACGTCTTGGTCGGTGCGGGCGTCATCAGGTCAATGCCGGCCTGTGCCAGCTTGGCGTTGGCTAGGGCAATGTCGAGGCTGCCCTTCTGCATGGCCTGCGCATGCTGCTGAGCCGCGTTGGCGCGGGCTTCCTCGGCCGCCGCAAGACTGATCTGGTTAAGCCGTTCCTTGGCCGCAAGCTCAGCCTGCCGCTCCTGGTCCTTGGCCGCCGCTTCCTGCTGTTTGACCTGCAATGCCTGAGCGCGTTCCGCGTTCTCAACCTGCGCGGCCTGCTGCTCCATCTGGAGGCGCTGAGCATCTGCGGCGGCCTGAGCCTGCGCTTCCTGCTGGCGGGCCTGCATTTCGGCCTGCTTCATTTCCTGCTCAGCCTTGGCAGCTTCCGCCTCGGGGTTCGGCTGCGGCTGGCTGGCCTTCTGCGCCATCGCCTCGGCAAATTCCTCGATAGCGCCCTCCAACTCACGGCCGGCCCGATACGGCGCCATGGCGAACTTGAGAATCTGCGCGGCCATCGGCGCGGCGGCGGGCTCCATTTGCACAAGCCCGCCCAACTGCTGGATTGACCCGGCCAGCGCCTGCAAGAACTCGTTCCGGCGCTGCTTTTCCGCATCCTCGTCGGGCTGGATTGTCGAGTCCGTTTCGATATCCAGCACAAAGGGCCGGGTGCGCTCATCACGCAGGAACTTCATCACCTGTTCAATGGTGACAGTCTGCTGCAACTTCTCGACCTGAGGCTGCACCTGCCCCATGATCTGCTGCTGCGCCTGCTGGGCCATCTGCTGAGCCTGCGCCGGGTTCTCACGAACCATCTGCTGCGCTTCGGGCGTCTGCAGCGCCTGTTGCACCATCTGCTGATACTGCTGTTCGGCCTGCTGGGTCAGTTGCTCGATTTGGCCCTGAATGTCGGCGTCGGACGGAATCTCCATCTGCGACATGCTGAGCAGGGTTTCAGCCTCGAAATTCTCAGCCATGATCTCGGCAACGATGCGCACGAGGTCACGGGCAACGCGCACCAGCTCCATCTGCTTGTTGCGGATGCGAACAGAGCCGTACTGAGCCTTGATCTGCTGGGCGCCAAGCGTCTCGGATGCGTCGGTGGTCCCGCGCATGATGTCGCTGAGGCCCATGATCTGGTAGACATCGTCAATGACCTGGCGCCGCAAGTCCACGAGCTGCGCAATGGTCGTGACGATCATGTCGATCGGCAGCCAGACAATCGTGTCCTTGGCTGCTCCGCCACCGAACGCTGCCCAATTGCTAATGGGCACCATCACGTGGCGATTGTCGCGCGTCTTGAGCGCGGATTCGATGGCGTCACCGATTTCGCCAGCGCCAGCCGGATAGAAGCCACGCACCTGCACTGCCGAGGCAAGCGCCGAAATGCGGCCCGTCAGTTCGTTGATTTCCTCCAACTGGTCCTTGTAGTAGACCATGTCCGGGACGGGCACGAGCGAGCGGCGCTGCAACGTGCCATAGGCTGGCTTGGGACAGGGAAAGAACCCCTCCAGCCTCAGGTGCGGCTTGTCATCGTCCAGGAGGACATCCACGCCTTCGGCAACCCAGACAACGCGCTTCTGGTCCTTTGACCAGATTTCCCAGACGCCGGCCTTGAGCGAGTTATCAGCCGCGCCGTTGTCCTTGTCGTCCTTGCGCACCTCGAATGAGGCACTGGCGTAAGCATCGCCAGACGTGGCCCGGAAGCGCTTGCGCATAGCCTTGCGGGACATCCAGCCGCGCCGCGCAACCCAGCCGACTTCGCTCCACTTGCGGGCAGGCTCGTGGACGAAATCCTTGCGGTCCAGATGCTCAAGGCACAGCCGTTCGGTGCTGTATTCGCCTTCATCTGCCGTCTCGTAGCGCACCCACGGCACGCCACGGGCATTGATGGTCAGGTCATCCCTGAGCAGCATCATTACCGAGTTGATGTCGTTCATGTCGAAGGTGACGATAACGCTGCGCTCCAGCACCTCTGATGAGGCGCGATAGAGCGGGCGCCGATCCTTGAACTTCGGCGTGACCACCGGCACAGGAGGGCGGGCATAAATCGATGGGCCAAGCACCTCAATATTGGCCCAGAACATCTGGAATTCGCGGTCGCGGGTGGCGCTGGCGAGGTGACGCAGGTTCGCATACAGCTTGTCGATGCTGTCGCTGCGGTGCTGGTAGTCCTCGAATGCCTTTTCCGCAGACGTGATGGCGGCCAGCCAGGCGCGTGCGCTCTTGGGCGCCACGTCCGGTCCCGGCGTGTCGTCTATGGTCTGCTCGTCAATCATTGAGCGATCCTAGAGCTTGATCCGTGAGCCATGGCTTTCGACAACCGGAGGCGGAATGAACTTCCCGGGGGGCGGCGTGCGGGCCTGTTCCGGCTGTTTGGTCGGCTTGGCCGACATCATGCGGTCAAGCAACTGGCCGACTAGGCCCAGCGCGTCGACCTGATCGTCATGGACGCCAACCGGGAACGACATCATTTCGCTGATGAGGTCTGCGGCCCATGGTGCGTTGCGGGGGTAGCGAAGGCCGCGAGCTGCGATCCTGCCGCGAATGGACTGCGCCCGGATGGCCTTGTCTCCACGAGTGGGGAATGCCTCACGCGCGACGTAAGCGCCTGTCTCTAGCTGGCGACGAAGCAGAAACGGGCCGACACCTGACTTAATCTGCCCAGTTTCCTCGGCCCAGCCTATGGGCTTCCATTTCAGCACCAGATCGCAGAAGGCATCGACCCACTTGTCCGAGGCCGCCTGAGCGCGCCACAGGTCCATCAGATACGGGTTGCCCTCAGTATCGAGCCCGAGGACGATGTGAACCGTGTAGTCGCCACCATTCGATGTGACGGCATAGTCGGAGCCGCCGTAGATGTTCATCTCGCCTTGTGGCGGGACGGCATCGACAGGGATCAACCATTCGCGCTTGAAATAGTCACCCGTCTCCGGTGCGGGACGCTGCTGGTAAAGCGCTGACCAAGTGCGGGGCATTCTCTCGAATGGGGCCCAATGCCCTTCGGTGAACCATTCAGGCCAGAGGTATTCACCGACCGACCTGCCCAGGGGGTCATCAGCCCTATTGCACTTCGCAGGGATGCAGAGCACTTCCCACACATTGCCGTCTCGGCATTCAATCATGCCGCTTTCGCCGGCCCACCCCTCTGGCAATATCTGGCCGGCAGGATCGGCTTCGTGCCATCTGGTCAGGGTCATCATGAGCGACCCGCCCGGCTTCAGACGGGTCAGCACATCTTCCTGGTACGCGTCCATCGTGCTCTGGCGCACGAGTTCGGAATCCGCCTCTTGCCTGCCTTTGATCGGGTCATCGATTGGGATGAAATCCGCACGGTTTCCGGTGATGCCGGAAAGAATACCGCCAGCCATGAACTCGCTGCCATTTTGCAGCGCCCACTCGTGAGCTGCGGAGCTATCGGGGCTCAACGCAGTCCCGAACAAGGACTGGAACCCCTGCTGGCGAGCAATCGAGCG